CTGAATATGTGCGTGCTTCGCGTGTAACTGTTGTTCCACCAACTCGTGGTGTTGCAACTGCTGCAACTGATGAGCGAATTTCAGATGCCTTTGCATCTGCATCTGCCTGTGCCTTTAGCTTTTCGATCTTTGAATCTAGTGAGCGTGCTTCTTCTACGAGAGCATCAACCTTCTCGGTTTCCTCAACAGTAAGGTCGGTGCGATCCTCTGAAGCGACTGCCTCAAGAACTGCATCCATTTCTGCCTTTACTGCATCACGGCGCTCAACTACTTTGTCAAAATATGACATTTTGTCTCCTTGTGAGTTTGTTGTTTTGGAAGTGAGGTGGTGGCGATGCTTCTCACGGCGCTTGCAGGGTGTGAGTCTCGCTCCGACTTCGATCTGTCAGATTGCTGACAGAAACTTATTTTGTGCGGTTAACGATTGCCTGTGCTAAGCGAAGAGAAATCTTGCGACCTTCTTCTTCGGTTGCTTCAGGTAGTGGTTCAATGTAACGAAGTTCAGACATTTTGTGACCAACCAAAGTTTCTGTTGGTCGGTATCCATCACGATATTCTTCATAGACACGAATCAAAACGGCAGGATCGCCATCTTCGGCTGTGATGCTGAATTCTGTTCCTGGAATACCTAACACGCCTTCTTCCATAATGTGTTCAATGCGACCTTTAGCAGTACCACCGCTTGAATCCCATTCAACAAAGTCACCCACATTTTCGCGTGATTCTTCTTCAATTTCACCTTCTGCGCCTGTGAGTATTGCCATCATTTCAACGGCTTTCATGATGTATTCATGACCTTCGCTCAAATCATCAAAAATTGTTTTTAAGACGATCAAAGATTCACCGGTAACTTCACGACCTTCTTTGATTGCATCTATGGCATTTTGTAATGCCTCGCGTGCTTCAACACTTGTTGTTGGATAAGCAGGATATGTGACGACTGAGACATCGCCATCTGCAAGTGAAACCTCTGTGAGAACACGTTGGCTTCTATCATCTGACCACTTCTGACGAATCACACGGAAAGCAAAAGACATTTGGTCAACATCTCCGCGCTCAACCAACTTGTAAAGGTCGCGCCCCTCTGATGTGTCTGCAATTGTTGCATCCATATACAAACCGCGATCATCTTCAGTCAGTTTCAATGTGCCATTCTTTGTGCGAGCTAGTGGCAAACCTTCATGGTTGATAAGTAGGCGAACATCAGGTGTTTCGCTGAGTGTCTTGCGAAAGGCTCCCGGTGCGATGCTTTCCTTGAAAGGAAGGGGAACGCTTGAATCATTAAACACGGCTGCATATCCTGAAAGGCGCATTGTTCCATCTTCGGCTTGACGTGCTTCAACATCTCGCACGGTAAATGTGCGGCGTTCAATTTTTTTCATTTTGCTCCTTGAATCAGATTCGGCATCGAGCGCATCAATCTTGCGTTGCGCCCAATTTTGCGCCCTGTCAGAAAAGTTGGAATCTCCACCCCATAACAACCAAGCAACAAGACCTGCGCCTGGGTACTGTGGGTCTGAAGGATCGCTGTTTTTTGGTGCTTGTCCATCTACTTGATGGCGAGCGAACCACGGTGCCATCTTGCGAACTTTGTTTTCGGTAATTCGACCTGCTGCCATTTCGCGTGCTTCACGCTTTGTGCCTTCAGTTAAACCATCGCCCCCAAAACCTTCTTCAAGGTATTTCAAACCTCGTTGAGCATTTTCACGAATGAAAGAAGGAACGCTCAAATCTACTGCGCGAGTATTGATTTCCCCACCTGGTTCCATATCCTCTGAGATAGATACTGCGACCATTTGATCAATTGCATCTTGCTTGTTTTCGTGACAACCAATTGTTGTATATGAGCCATCAGTTTCTTCTTTGACAGTTGCCCAACCTGAACAATCGCTTTGTTTATCGCTGATGAAATACGGCATCACTCAACCTCATAAACCGATGAAGGATCAAGTGGGTCAATTTGAGCAACAGGTTGCAACTGACTTGAAGGAACGCCTGTGTGTGCCATAGGTGGCAATCCAATTGCAGCCAATACCTCTTCAGGGTTGTAGCCGACTTGAACGAGTTGTGTAACGATTTCTGCACGTAGCTTGACACCAACATCTTTTGCATCACTTGCATCAATGTTTTGCAATGGCACGCGATAGTTGTCACCATCAGGGATCGGTGCCATATCTTCCATTGCATGAACATCGTTGAGGCTCAAGAAACCTTCACGCAAGCCCTTTGTGTAGGCTTCAAATCGCTCAAGAGTTGTGCCTCGTAGTAAAGCATCAAGATTAAACTTGATGAAACCATCAGATTCAGGAAGTAAAGTGCTGAATGATTGCTCTAAACGCTCAAGCAATGGGCGCAATGAGTGCTGAACAAATGAAAGATTCTGTGCTTCAACGGATGCAAATGACATCGCGCCTGCTACTGGATGACCCAAAAGGCTGATTGGAACGCGGAACAATCGAGCAATATCTTCCACATTGAATCGGCGTGTGTCGAGCAATTGTGCATCTTGAGCGTTCAAAGTTAATGGCTTGAATGAAGCACCACCTGAAAGCACGCCAATTTTTCCTGCACGGTATGGGCCTGTGTGAGTGATGTTCCAATCGCGCCCAATATCTTGTGCTTGCTCTTCTGTCAGTTCGCCAGGAACTTCAATGACTCCGCCTGGGTTGGCTGCATTGCCAAAATATGCTGCTGCATAGGTGTCGGCTGCCATAGCAGCTCCAATTGTTAAACGAGCAGCAGCGATTGGGCCGAGACCATAGTGCGAACCAGGAAGTCTGAACAATGGGATGTGCAGCATTTCATTCTTAGTAAGAATTTGGGTGTATGCACCCTGCTCATCTCGTGTGTGAACCTCGTACACAAGGGGTTCATTAGGGCGCAGACGACGAATACGGACATCATCAGGGTTGAGACAATAAACTTCCACAACCTCGTTGTTGTCATCGCGTACAGTCAAGATGAAGGCATTTCCGTGAATGTTCAACGATGAGATGACTTGCTCATAAAATTCAATTCGTGATGTTTCAGGGTTAGGCTTAGTGACCCACATTGGAGTCTCGCCATATGCTGCTGCATAAGAAATGCGAGAACGACCACGGCGAACATATGCGCCAATTGGTAATGAACTGATTGTGTCACCGAGAAGCCGAACGCAAGCATAAACCGTTGACATACGGATCGCGCTGTCAGGAGTAACTTCAATTCCTGAAGGTGCCATGTATGCAGGGCGACCAGGAATCAATGGTTCAACCCATTGACTATCGTTGGTTCGCTTTTCTGCTGCTGCGCGAAGTCTCTTGCTTAAACTCATTTGTCAACCTTTTCTGTCGCCCATACTAAGAACCCACCGAGCGCAATCAACGCGACAGGTACGGAAAGCATCCAAAGCCCACTTGTTACCAAAGAAACACCGATGACCTCAATGATGAGTGCATAATCAATCTTCTTCAAGAAGTTCATTGCTCTCCTTAGACTTGGATAGAAAAATATCGTGCGGTTGGTGGCTTTGGTGGTGCTGGTTGGGTAGCTCTGTCATAACCAAAGATTGAAGCAACGGCAGCATCGACCTTACGGCGAGAACTTGCCTTTGCAACCATCACACCTCTTGATGATTGTTTCGTGACACAGTTGGCGATGTGCCTTGCAAGGCGCTCATCCCCATCATGAGTGAATGATTGATTGACAACGCCTTCGTAGAATTTTTGCGTTGCAGGAACCATTCGCTCTGCGCTGTTGGGGTAGGCGAGAACGGGGAGTCCTTCTTCATCAAGAACCATAAAGGTTCTGTTCCATCTGGCAGGGTCGAAAACAATTTCGCGCACATCAAATCGAGTATCTCGTGCAAATGAAATGATTGTCTGTTCAACTTCTGCAATTGGTACATACCATCCTTGTTCGGCATCGTCAGGTTTTTCCCATAACCCAACAACGCTCAAGTGTGGCTTTTCTCCGCCGAGTGACCATGCAACAAGTGCAGTTGAGTCATTGGAGAATGAACCATCAAATGCAAGGACAACTTCTTCGCCAGGTATTGGAACTCTTGTTTTATCTTCTATTGCTTCCCATGATCCTGTTGGCAACCAGGCAACAGATGTGCTGACAAAGCAATTGATGCGCTTGGTGCGAAACTCAGCTTCAGGGGTTCGCAACACGGCGCTCTCAAAATCGCTTAAATCAACGATGTCACCGAGTCCGGGATTTGCTTGCGCCCATAGGTTTTGATCACGGTGATCACCTTCAGGTTTTTCAGGTTCCCACCATGCAAAGAAAAATGATTTGTCTTGAACTTCTTCTTTGACTATCTTCTGTCCGTATTGATACAGAGAATAACAAAGTGAGTCTTGACCATTGGCTTGTGTTTTCACACCTGCCGTTGTAATTCCAAAGAGCAATGAATCAGCTCGTGCGCCACCTGCAAGTGAGAGTGTGTTCCACAAATCCCAACTTGGTTGTGCGTGAACCTCATCAAAGATGACAAGCGGTGAAGGGTTCAAACCTTCTTTTGTGTACGCCTCTGCCGATAGCACTCGGTACACAGATGCTTTTTCTTTGAACTCAATTGCATCGCGGTAAAGCGTGAACATTGATGAGAGTTCTTGATCCAACTCAATCATTCGCTTGGCGGTGCCAAATACAATTCGCGCTTGATCGCGGTCTGCTGCACACGAATAAATTTCTGAACCGTTGCCGCCAACTGTTAGACCTGCAAGACCCATTGAAGCAGCCAATGCAGACTTGCCATTCTTGCGTGCCATTCCGACCAGGGCGGTGCGATGACGAAATCTTCCATCTTCACGGCGAGCTAGTGCGTGACGAAGCAACTCGCGCTGCCAGGGGCGAAGCGATAGCAACTTGCCGGCTGGCGATGCGACCGAATCCTTTGTCACTCGACAAACTGTTTCAGCAAAGTCAGCGTACAAGTCACCGTC